TTATAGATTACAAAGTATTTCATATGTTTCCTAAGTCATTGACTATATTATTATTTTTAAGTTTATCGGCGTAGACCTTTATATCACCAATTTTTTCTTTAAAAGCTAATGGCGTGGTTGCTGTTGGGCAATACTTATCAGACATTTTTGTTTTATACCAGTCAACCATTCCTATAAGTTTTTCTAAGCTGAACTTTTTAATTAAATCTTCTGTTGCTTTTCTTTGAGTTTTGTTTCCGAAGTTTAGTCCTGGATTAAATTCATAAAACTTTTCCATTACTAAGTTTATATTAGGATTTTCTTTTTGCTGCAAACCTTGTTTGCTATTAATTAATTTAATTTCCTTTAATTTAATTTCCTTTAATTTAATAGCATAGGGGTCGCTTTGCGATGGCATAGCGGTCGTATGCTCTTTTTTTGGCTCATCTTCGTTTTGATTTTGGCTTTCGTAATTTTTATTATTTTCGTTTTTGGCGTCAACTTTTATGCGAAACGATTTCGCATCGGATGCGAAACCTATGCGACTAGTATTCGCATCGTTATTATTTTTCCATCTCTTTAAGGCGTTTTGACGGTTAGCTTCGCTTATGCCTTTTCTTTGTTTTATTCTTTTTAAAACAGAAGTAGAAAAGAAATTAGAGTTAGTTTTTTTAAATAGACCAAAGTCTTCTATAATGCTTTTTACCTTTTCGCTATGCGAACGCATACCGAACGCTAAGGTATCGCAATCATATTCCAAATATCCATCTGAGCTATATAATCTTTCAATAATTCCCCAATAAAGACCGTATCCTTCCCAACCTAATTTAGACATAAGTTTTATTATCTTTTCATCGTGCTGTGCGTTATAGTCGTGTGAGAAATAAAATGTTTCTTTCATATTATTTTCTTTCAAAATAGAATTTATAATCTTTTACAATTTTGAAATTAAAACCATAACTATTCAAATAACTTATGTTTTTATTAAATTTCTTTATAAGTTCAGAACGCCAAATTTCTATATCTTTATAATTTTTAGAACAATTACATCTTTTACAAGAAGTTTTCATATTTTCAATTTCATTTTTCCCTCCATTTATTTTAGAAACAAAATGGTCAAGATGTATATCTTCAATATTTTCTAATATCAAATTTTCCCCACAATATTGACAAATATATTTATCTCTTTGCAGTGTTTCTAGTTTTAACATTTTATTAACGCTCATATTTATGATATTAATTCCCTTTTTATATTACTGGTTGTATGTAAAGGGCGAACAGGTCTATTTTTTAATGCGTCTATAGTTCTATTTTGTCTGTTCACTATTATTAATAAGTCGTTATTCATTTTAGTTAAACACCTGTTATGAGATTGGGCGTATTCTTTTAATAATTTTGAAATAATACCCTTTAAGCCTTTAGGTATTGGTCCCATTTGAGTTTCAATACAAGAGTAAATGTTTTTCCTTGTTGTTTGATTAATCATAAAAAAACTCTGTTAAGATATAATATGTTGGTATCACCCCATTTAATATTATGTCCTAGCAGAGTTCTTCTATTGACTTTTTATTTTTGGGTGATATTTTAAACCAACGCTTATATTATAGCGTATTTTAGAAAAAAAAGCAAGCCCTAGAAAAGCCAATGAATTAGGAGCCAAAAAACGCTTGCTTTTATTTTAAAAAAGAGGTATACTATAAATAGGTTAAAAGACTTTATTGTTCCTAGTTCTCGTAAACTTTGCTGAATGGCAAGAACAATAAAATTCCTCCGTTGCGGACGGCTCTCTGGCTTCGGCTGGGGTGCAAACCTTTTTATAAATAATTGCAAAAATATGCCTTGTGGTGGAAAAAGAAAACCAAAAAAATAACACAGGGAAGCCCTAAAACAAGGGCTATGGCAGGGTAGAGCAGTGGAAGCTCGCTTGTTTCATAAGCAAGAGGTCGTTGGTTCAAATCCAACCCCTGCAACTTATGATGAAATTCTGGAATAGTTTTTTTGTAAAAATGCTTCAGCCGAAACAATCAGCGGAAGCAATTTTGGATAAAAATGAAATTATGTTTAAAACTTCAAGAGAATTGCCACCAAAAGAAATATACGATAGAGCAGTTGAATTATTTGGAATAGATTTTGAAAAAGGAACAACATTCACAGTAGGCGATACAATTTACAGTAAAGAGGAAATCTCACCAGACTTATTAGAACACGAAAAAGTTCACATCAAACAACAACAATCAGGATGGAAAGAATGGTGGGAAAAGTATTTTACAGACCCAGAATTTAGAACAAGCCAAGAACTAGAAGCCTACCAAGAGCAATATAGATGGGTTTTAAAGAATATAAAAGATAGAAATCAAAGAGCAAGGTATTTAATGTTTTTTTCACAATCACTTAGCGGAAAGATGTATGGGAACATATTAAGTTTAAAAGATGCGTTATTTTTTATAAAAAGAGCTTAGTCCTTATTCCCATCATCGCAAGATGGTGGATTAGCGTAAACTCATCACTGAACTTTCAGTGGTGGGAATAATGATTAAAAAATATGAAAGAAAAGAAGTTAATTCTAAAATTGATATTAGAAGACAAAAACATTTTTTATCATTGGGCAAGAGGAGTAAAGCTTAAAATTGAAAGCATTTTAGAAAACAAGAAAGCCACAAAGAAAGAGATAATAGAAGAATTAAAAGAAATCTACAAATTATTTAAATAGATATGAGAGAATATTACAAAATACTTGAATGGCTATACCTAAACGATAATAAGTTTTCTAGTGCAAAAGAGTGGAGAGAAAAGTTTTTAGAAGAGTTAAAGAAACAGCTATTATTTAAAGACGAACAAAAAATAGAAATTGTTAGTGTAGAACCAGAAATAGTAATTAAAGATTTACTTGAAGTTATAGAGCAATTAAATAAGCAGTATGACAAAAGAAAATAACAACCTTGAAACCTTGAAAAAACAATCAAAGTGGGGTGGAAAGCGTCCAGGAGCAGGAATGCCCAAGGGAATGAAGACAAAAAAGACAAGAGAGAGAGTAGAAGCTGAGAATTATTTTAAGCAGAGAGTTTTAGACAGCATTGAAAAGATAGTGGACTCCCAAATGAATTTAGCAAGAGGATGCCAGTATTTATTTAAAATAAAGAAGATTTACGTAGAGAAAGAAGATAAGTATGTTGTTCCTAAAGGTGCGAAGCCTGAAATTGTAAAAGACGAAAAAGAAATAGCAAGCTTCTTGGCAGGAGAGTTTGATGACAGGGAAGAATGCGACTACTACTTTATGACAACAGAGAAGCCTGATAATAAAGCATTGGATAGTTTAGTTGACAGAGTATTTGGAAAAGCGAAACAGAATATTGCGGTTGAGGGAACTTTAACCATATCTGGACTCCTAAATAAATTAAGAAACAACTATGTCGGAGATGAAGACAATAGAGATGGGGAAGAACCTGCTGAGTAAAGATTGGAGGGTAAATAATTTATATAAGATTGTCAACAAAGATTTACAGAAAATAAAGTTCCAAAGAAACGAAGCACAAAGAGATTTCCAAATTAAGAAGACAAATAGAAATATAATCCTAAAGTCAAGACAGCTTGGCTTTACAACAGACGAAAGTATTGACACCCTAGATGATGTTCTTTTCAATTCTAATTTTTCCGCCCTGTTTATTGCCCACACTAAAGAAGATGCAACAGAGATATTTGACAAGAAAGTTTCATTTGCTTGGCAGAACTTAGATAAAGATTTAACAGGTCTTTATCAGGTAGATGCAGAGAGTTCAAACAAGTTAAAGTTTGGATTTGGAGATGGAGAGTTTAGCACCTTTATTGTTGCCAACTCTGGTCGTTCTGGAACTTACAACCGAGTCCACGTCTCAGAGCTAGCTAAATTATGCCGAAAATACCCTGCAAGAGCCGATGAGATAATTTCGGGAACTTTCCCAGCTGTTCCGATTGAAGGCAGAATAGATATAGAAAGTACAGCCGAGGGAATGGATGGAATATTTTACGAAATGTTTACTGAAGCTTGGAATAGGAAACGCCCAGCACTCCCAACAGAGTTTACAGCACACTTTTATAACTGGACTTGGGATAAAGAAGAGATTTTAAAAATAGAAAAAGCTATACCAACAGCAGAAATGGACGAGGGCAAGAAGTTTAAGGAAACACAGGAACTTTACGGATACAGCGATTTAGAAATTACATATTACTATTTTAAATGGTTGGGTCTAAAGAAAGATTGGGACAAGATGCACCAAGAATATCCCAATACACCAGAAGAGTCGTTTGTAGCCAGTGGTAATACATTCTTCAACAAAGAAAGATTAATTGAACAAATAGCTTTAGCACCAGAACCGATAGAAATTAAAATTAATGAAATTCCTGATAAGCTGTATAATTATTACTTGGATGGTGATTTAAAAATATACGAGAAGCCACAAGAGTTCATTTACTATGTTATAGGAGCCGATGTTGCTGAGGGGAAGAACAACGACAGCAGTTCAGCGAATGGGATTAACAACAAAACAGCAATGCCAGCGTTTGGCTTTAATTCTAACAAGATGCGCCCAGACGATTATGCGGAAGTTCTAAACGAACTTGGACTATGGTATAATAAGGCTTACTTGGCAGTAGAAAGCAACACAGGGCTTTGGGTTTTAACCGAGTTAAATGAAAAATACAATTATCCAAACCTTTACTGGAGAGAACAAGTTGACGATACAGTTCACGCAGTAGGAAAGAAACTTGGTTATCACACTGGAACAGGAAGTCAAGGTAGAAAAGTAATGCTTGATAATTTACTAGTAGAAGTGAATAACAATTTAGGAATATGGACAAAGCCTTTCCTAAATGAAGCATTAACATTTATAAGAAACGACCAAGGTAGACCAGAAGCTGCAGAGGGCAAACACGATGACGAAGTTATTTCAACAGGTATTTGCCACTTTGTAAGAAACAATGTTCCAGCTCAATTTGAAAACCTAACAGCTAAACCAAAATCAGTAGAAGAAAGAGTAATGGCAAGATTAGCTAAAAAGAAATTAGAAAGTCAATCAGATAGTATACAACAAATAAATTATTACTAAGAGGACGCCAAACTCTTAAAATGAAAAAATTAATAAACTTCAACAAAAATAAAGAAGTCAAGTCATATCAACCTACAGAACAGGAGCAAAAGATTATATTATTCTTAGACAAGCGTATTCCTGTATTAAAAAAGACTAAACTAGATATACTTGACGGCTTTAACTTTGAGGAAATGATGAAAAAGGCTGACAGAGAATATAAGCCTAAAGACCTGTTAGCGACAAGTGCAGTTTCAACTCTAGTTACAATAGCAGATGAAGATGCAGGAAATACAAATGCAAATGCAAAAATAGTAGATATAACCACCGAAGCAGATAAAGCTAAATGGCGTTCTACACTTTCAGAGCCGACATTGTTAGTTAAGATACAGACGGCTCTTTCTATTTTAATAGACCAGAACCCTGAAGCTGTAATGAAAGCCACTTGCGAAAAGTATGAAAAAAGAAACAATATTGCAAAGGCTATTTGGAAAAGAAACTGGGAAATTAATAACAGCATAGAAGTTTTAAAGTTATTTGTATTTGACTTAGCGAAGTATGGATTTGCTGTCGGTCATACAGTTCCTCGTATTTTAAAAAGAGATAAGCAGATTTTAGAAGAGATTGACACCGAAAACCCAGATAACAATAAGTATAAAAAAATACAGATTATTGAATTCAACGATATTTACAGAGAGAAGCTTGATTTATATCGCACTTGGATTGATGACAAAGCTAATTTAACTGACCCTTTTTCAGTAAACGATTGGTATTACGAAAAAGATTATTCGTTAGAAGACTTTGAAGAAGAGTTCGGAATATACAAAAACTCCAAAGCAATTAAGGGTGGAACTTTAAATCAAGGAACTGAAGGACTAAACTCAGCAACAAAGAGTAGAGAAGATATGGTCACTGTTGGTTTTTATGAGAACAAAAAGAAAGACCTTTATGTAATTAGCGTTCCTGGAGAGAAAAACACTGTTCTTTATTACTCCCCACTTCCAAACGATGACGGAAAATTAACACTTTGGTATACATATTGGTTAGAGCGTGACCCAAGAACAATATACGGAATTGGATTATTTGAACTGATAAAGAACAACAAGATGCTTTACGATAGATTTTCCAATATGAGTATTGACCAGTTAACGATGGCAATTTACCCAATGATTTTCTATACTGGACCTCTTATGGATGGAGAAAGTCAAATAACAATTTCCCCTGATAAAATGGTTCAAAAGAAACCTGGAACAACTATTGACCAAGTAAAAATAGAATATGACCGTAGAGCTCCAGAAATGATTGACCACTTAAAAGCAAGAATGGATGACAACACTGGAATAACACCAACGCTTGAAGGAGAAGTGGGCGGAAAGACTTTAGGAGAGGTGTTGCACGCCAAAGACTCC